CAAGTGCTGGAACTGCATCATCTTCATTTACATAGCAACGAAAAGTAAGAGTAAGATATCTAAATTTAAAATCGTGTCCTTCATATTGACGAGTTTCACTTCCTGCGTTTACATGTACTGCAGGAAACTCTGTTATCTCATCCCAAAACTTAAGTCTTGGTTCTACACTTGCAACTACTGTTTTATAGTTACCTGTTCCATCAATTTGTTGTAGCTTTTCTACGAAAGCATTTACAATGGCACTTCGTCGTGTTGTGTAATCTCTTTTTGCCATTATACTCTCCTAGTTTTTATAAATCTGCTACCAAGCATTTCCTGCGCAATTTCTCTTATACTCAGTCCTATTAATGCTCTAGGGTCTCTGTCTGTACTTCCTTGGGCGCCTCCTGGTTCAAAAGTTTGATATGGATTTAATTGATAGGTATAATCTATATTTAATCCGCCTCTTGGACCTACAACTACATTTGTAACTTGAGCTGATGTTCTAAATCGTCCTGTTCTATTATTAAGTCTAGGACTGCCCATTTGATTTAATAATTCAGTGGGTAGCATTGCATTAATTAAATTTTTTATTGAAATAGGATTAAGCGCGTCTTGTTTTGTATTTGAAACTGCGGGAGTTAATTTTTTAGGTGCAGTTCCTCTATTAGTTTTTGTTTTTCCTTTTCCGTTTCCTATTGCACTAATATTTTTTGTTCGTTGTTTCTTTTGTATTAATGGTTTTGTATGTGCTAAAACTGTAAATTGAGGATTGTTTTTTAAAAATTTTTCAAAAGAACGCTCCATCTGTCTTACAGTAGCATTTTTCATTCTAACTTTACCTTTAGGACTACTATTGTACTCGGCGCCAGTAATATCTCCTTTGCCCCATCTGTAGTTTAAAGCCTTTTTTATTTTGCTTAAATATTCCTTTCTTATACCAGGTTCGTCATAATATTTTGCAAAATTTTTATCTTGTATTTTAAATGCTGCTTCAACAGTAAATTCATCTTTAAACTTAACTACATCTCCAGTTTCGCCTTCATTTATACCTATATTTATTCTTAAATCGTCTTTTATATAATCTCTAAGAGCACCTACTGTCCACTTTTTAATATTTCCAATATTTTCTGTGCTTGTTCCTCGGGCATTAAAAACTGCCAAAAGATCTTGTTCACCTTGGTCAGAGTTTGCTTGGTTAAGAGCTCTTTTCCCTATTTCCATAGCACCGAGAGTTGTTTTTGCTCCATTAGGAGCTTCACCATGTGCAAAATTTAATCCTGATTTAGAAATAAAACCTTTTGCATCTTTTCCTAAGTGTTTTACTAAGTATTTTCCAACTTCTTGTCTAGCAAGTCCAATTATTCTTGTTATCGTGCGACCATTGTCCGCAACTATTTTTGTTTCACTAGCCTCGTATATAACTCCCGGAGGATTATTTCCTTTTGTTGAGGCTCCTACTCTTTTAGGATATTGAAAATTTCCAAATCTATCTGGACCTATTGGTTGTACGGTTTTTCCATTTACTTTTTTTATTTCTTTATGAAATATATTTACTGCTCTTGTTAGTCTATTTTCAGTAATTTGAATAGGCGGTTGACCCTTTTTTATTAGAGCATTGTTTGTTTTAGTTATCCCGTTTTTTATACCTTCTCTTGTCCAATTTTTATCAAAGAAACAGGTATGTACTTCAAAGACCATATAGTCATCTCTAATACTTTCCTCATTTATATTTAGAGCTACGTCTTTTAATAGATTTTCCCAATACTTTACAGCCACTAAATTATCACTCTATATAAATCAAGTACTCTCTTAATATGGTCTGGAAAATCAGTATTATCTCTTACTCCAGATGTTCCTTGATTCTGTAGTGTTGCTCCAGCTATCGTTCTTCTTTCTTTGTGTTCGTCTTTTAAATAGTAAGATACTAAATCAAAAAGAGCAAGTTTTAAATCTTTCGGAGTTGTTGCATACCCTGCAGTATAAGTCACTCTTACACTACCAACACCACTTGCCCAGTATGCTTTTCCACCGCTCGTTGTTGTTCTTATAATTGCATCTGCGGCAGTATCTACATAGTACTCATAGTTACTTGTAGATAAGGTTGAATATGACTCTGCATATCCTGTTCTTTCTTCAACACTTGATACTGAAACTAACGGACTCTCACTCACAATTATGGTACTAGTGTAGTTATCGTGTATCGAAAATGTTTCTGTTCTTGCACTGCTGTAGTAGTCGATAAAACTCGTACCGCAGTATTTTTTGGCAAGGTCACTAACTTGTGGTACAATTATATCAAGACGTTGATCATCTTTCTGATTAACGATTGCCTCCGCATTCTTGTATTCTTGTACTGTTATTAAATCTGCCATAGTTAAAAAGTGGGGCGATAAGGCTCGCCCCAAGCCATGTTATCCGTTAAGGGATTAATTATGCTGATTTGTACATTTGTGCCCACTTTGAAGTAGCGCCGTCGATTAAATCGATGAAGCCAAGTCTTTGTGAAGCTACAAGTACTCTTCTCTGGTTAGCAACTTCGTAATCTGACTCAATGGTTACACCTCTAAGTCTTGGCATTACGTAGTTTCTTGTGTAAACAGCTACAGCGTTAAACTTAGCAGCTGCTTTGGTTGCGAATTCGTCACAGAGTAAGACTCTTGATCCGAATACTTGACCAATTTCACCAGATAGTTTAGTTGCCATGTCGCCAACTAGGTTAGCATCTTGGAACTCAGCGTCTTCTAGCAAGTTGTAATAAACGTCTTGTGATACGACATATACTACGTCTTGTGGGTTAACGCCATATTTACCCATATTCTTTCTTAGAGCAAGTAAGTCAGCTGCAGTCACAGAGTCAGAAGCTGCGAAAGTTCCTGCTGGTTGTGTGTAGTCTGAATCATTTCTTGCTAAGTGTAATAGACCTTCAAAAGAAGCACCGCCAGTACCGAAAGCACCGTCAGCATCGTCACCTGCTAGAATAGCATTCTCGATGGCTCTTGCGTGTGATCTTACCATTGATTCTCTGATTAGAGGAAGGATTGGTAAAATTGCATCTTCTTCAGTTTCATTACCTAAGTATGATTGTGAAATAAGTTTTTTGGTTGAAAGAGTTCTTTCAGTTAGATCAACCCCACCAAATGGTGAACCGTAAGAGTCGCCTCTTTGGGCTAGGTTACCGTGTGGTGATGAACCAGCAGCTGTTTGAGCTGAAGCGAATTCAGCATAACCGCTATCTGGTAAAATTGGGATAATCATATTTGCAGAAGTCATTTGGATTTCTCTAAAAAGAGGTGCCAAGACTAATTCATTTTGAATATCTCTTTCAATATTGGTTGATACGATTTGCTCGAAATCAGCAGAGGAAACTCCAACGCCTGAATGTGCGTTAACTTTTTCCATAACTGATCTACCATATTTGTTGTCCCAGCCTTTACCTGTGGCAAGTCCAGCAAATTTAGCATCAAGGATATCTTGTTCGAAAGCTTTTTTCCAATCGCCTTCACCTTTTCTGTCAGAGAAATGTCTTTTTGACTCTCTGATAGACATGATTTCTGCTGACTTCTCAGCTAATTGAGCTTCGAGTGACTTAACGACTTGCTCTAAATTAGAATAGTCATCTTTAACTCTTTTCTCAACATCATTCATGAGTTTCTCAGCGCCAGATAATCCAGCTTGAACGATAGTTTTGTGCTCTTCCTGTTTTGCTTCCTCGGCGGCTTTTTGAACTTTAGCTTCTTGAGCAGCTTTTGCTTCTGCTTCCTCAGCAGCTTTTTGCTCAGCAGCCTTTTGCTCGGCTTGTTTCATTGCGATAGAAGCAGCAGTATCTTCCGCTACTTTTCTAGCAAATGCTTCAAGATCGAACTCAGGTTTGCTCTCAGGAGAATTTTTTTCATTTGACATAGTTGTCTCCATTTCTTGGGCTAATGCCCCGTTTGGCTGCTCAATTTCAACAGCGTCTGCTGAATCGTTTGAGTTAGCCTTGTAAAAAGATTGCTTATACTTATTATATGCTTCCATAGAATCGAATGACTTTGCCATTCCAAAGGTTGCCCCTTGGTTGCAAGGCACTGATACTACAGATACTTCAAAAAGTTCCGCGTCCTTTATTTTGTATCCATCGGTTTCTGTCATGTAATCAGCGTCCTTGACTTTGAAACCAACAGAAAAAGCCCCAAGGACACCGTCTTTAATTAATTGTGTTACCTCACCTGCGGCTTTTGATATCTTTGCAGAAATCTCTAAACCTTTGTCTGTAACTTGTAAATCTTTTGCTCTACCAATAGGTCTGTCGTAGTTGTGATTGAAAAGAATAATTGGATTATTTTTGAAGTTTTCTAAACCCCCTTTAGTCCATGCTTCTGATTCAATAATATCTCCAGCTCTATCTAATGCATTTGTACTTGCGGAGCCTTTAATCTCAACTCCACCATCATCAGTTTCACCCAATGATTTAAAAGTACTTGTCCAGTGATAAATTTTATTCGACATCTTCTTTCTCCGCTTTCTTAGCAGGTGCTTTTTTAGCTGCTGCTTTTGGGGCGGGTTCTGGAGCTGGTGCTGGTACTGGAGCTACTTCTACTGGATGTCTTTTCTTCATCGCAGATAGTACTCTTGTCCAAGAACCAAATGCTCTTCTTAGAAGATAGTCTTTAACTGGTACATCATTTCCAAATTCTTTGTAAGTAAGTAGATCCATAGTTTCTACGCCCTTTTTAACAAAGAAATCAGATAATGCTTTTGCCATCATATCTTTTGTCATATTAATTTTCCTCGCTTGGGGGAGTCTGTTCTGGTCTTCCACCCTCTACTGGATTTGCTGCTGAACCTGCAATATTTGCAGGTACTCTTGGCTCATCAAAACCATTTATTGGTTCTTTTCCAAGTGCTATTCTTGCTTCATTTGGGGAAATAATTCCTGTATTTACAAGAGTAGCATAGTAAGCTGCTTGGTCTCTTAATTCTGGTTGTAAAGCAGGTATTCCTGTTACATCCTCAGTAATTGTAAAACCAAAATAACGTTCTACAGCATAACCTATTTTCCTAACAATCGGTAATACAGTTTCCAAATAATATAATCTATGATTTGGTCTTATGTTTGCATTATTACCACCATCCATAAGAATCGGCGGTATACCCATTGCCTCTAAAATAATTTTTTCATTTGACTTAATACCTTCTTGAAAATCTAATTCTTTAAAACTGATATTTGTCAAATTGTCAACTTCTAAACCACCGTCTAGAAAAAGAGGTCTTCTACCCCCTGATTGTGGGTTGTATCTTGCAACCCATGCTTGTAACATTCTTTCTTTTATTTTCTCTGAAAGAGTGTTTGGTGATTTTAGTACTAAACCTGGTATTGCTCCATTTCTAAAGAAGTTATCTTGAAAATTTCTCATGCTTCCAAGTAGTTGCATAGTTCTATATGCTGGTTTTAATCTTGGAACACCTCGATAGATGGAGTTAAAACTATTTTCTTTTATGTGAATGATTTCTTTTGGTGAATAGTCAATACTATTGTTAAAAGAATATTTTTCTACATAAGTATCTGTATCACTGTAAATTGTCATCTTGTCTGCTGGCAAGTGATACAAATGGGCACCATCAAAATAGATAAAGATGTTGCCATCAATCAATAAGTCAATTATTAAGTTTCTTTTAAATGAACTTACATCCTGAAAAGGGTTGGGCTCTTTATTTAAAAGAATATCGACTCTTGATTTTCTTATATTTTTAATAATGTTGTTGATTCCTAGAATTTGTTCTCCAACTTTAAAAGGAATCTCAGCAACATCGTCAACAATCATATTTACTGCTCTGTTGACTATTTCTAATGTTTCGTATGCGTTGCGGTAATTTGTTACAACTTCACGA